TGCTTTGGAAGAATTACAACAAAAAAAAATACCTTTTATATTAAAAAGATTTATAAATAATAAATATGAATATTGGAAATTAGAGGATTTAAAAATATAATTAAAAATATAATTAAAAATATAATTTAATAAAAAAAATTATATATATTATATTATAAATGAATATTAAAAGTATTGAAAATTGGTTTGAAAATTTTTTCAAAGGTAAAAATTTCTTATTACTTTTTTTAATGGCCTTGATTGTTATAGTTATTATTGATTGTAATACAAAAATGTTTAGTAATATGTTAAAAACAGTAGAAGGTCAAAGTGAAAAACCTAAGACACCTGGTACATGTGGTCGCGGTTATACTGCCCCCCAGTTGAATCCAAGTGGCAGTGCTAAACATAATTGTAATGCTCAACAAGTAAATAATAATGCTAATGCTAATGCTAATGCTAATGCTAATGCTAATGCTAATGCTAATGCTAATAAAAAATCTGCCCCTACCGGATTCGTTGAAGATGAAATATTATTTGCTAGCGCGACACAACCACTTGGACCAACTATTCCCAAAACTATGCAGCAAGATTATAGTGTTCTTAAAGGTTTTGGTTTAGTTAAAATACCTGATGTTATTAATTATATTCCCGGAGCTGGTCCTCAAGAATTTAAAGGTGTTGTAGATGCTAATGCTAATGTTAATAGAAATGCTAATGCTAATGCTAATAGTAATGCCAATAGAAATGCTAATGCCAATAGTAATGCCAATAGTAATGCCAATGCTAATGCTTCAAAAAAAACCGTTGATATTAGAATGTATTATGCACCTTGGTGTGGTCACTCAAAAAATGCTAAACCAGAAATGGATAAATTTATAGATGCGCATCATGGAACTACATCTGACGGTATAGGAGTAAGCGCAAATATAGTTAATTCAGATGAGTCTAAAGAAGAAACAAAAAAACAAGGTGTCAATGGATTTCCTACATTTAAAGCACACTTACTTAAAGATGGTGAAGAAGTAACTAATTATGTATTAGAGTTACCTGAAAGAACATTTGAAGCATTAGAAAATGCTTTAAAAGAAGCCGTTAATAAAATTAAATCCATGTAAATTAATATAATTTATTAACATTTATCTTATGTTTTACATTATTATTTTGTCCATAATCAGGTTCTTCTTCTGTTGAATTATTATCAGAAAAAGCCCATGCTTCAGGTGAACATATAGTAAAATCATCATGTGGTTTGGCTTTATACCAAAATACTTGATCAGTCAATTTATTTGATTTAGCATTATTATTTATAACTAAACATTCATAATTTTCAGTACATTGATCCATTATCTGACAAAACATATCAAATGATGGAAACATACCAGCATAATGTTCATATAACCTTTTTCTATTACTAACATAATTTTCTCTTAGAATAAATATATAATCAATATTTGTTCTTAAATTGGGAGGAATACCCAAAGCAAATTGCATTGTCAAAATAAATAATAATTTAAAATGACGACCATTCATAAATACAGATCTCATATTTTTATCCTTAGCCCAAGAATTATCATATAAACAATCATCTAATATTAAAAATGATCTTGGATCAATATTATTATGACCATTATTTATTTTTTCTAATAACATTTTTTGTCTTTTCAACATATTTTGTATTATTTGCGGATTAAATTCATTATGAATAAATAATTTTGGTACCATCTTACTATAAAATTGATTAGCACCTTCGGTTCCTGATATAACTTGTCCTACTGGTATATTTCTATGGTGATGTAATATATCTTTACATAAATATGTTTTTCCTGTATCTCTTTTTCCTATTAGTGCTATAACACTATCATCTTTTAGATCATTCATATCGAACATTCTTAATTGTAATTCAGACATATATATAATCAATATAAATTTTTTAAAAACATAACGTTAATGTATTATATTTAAAAATAATATGATTATTTATAAAAATAATGTTTGAAAACCTTTCTCAAGAACAATTTGAACATATTATCGATGCATTGATTCTTTTTAAACAAACTAATCCTAAAAAAAAAGTAACTTTATCCGAAAGATCTGTTAAAGAAGCTTTTAATTTCTTGAATACTACTGGTAGACAATTCGCATCACAATTAGGTATGAATAAAGACGATGATTAAGTTTAAAATATAAAATAATTCTGAATAACTTTAATAATTAATGTATGATTTACACATCTTTAAATATATATGGGATAAAGTCTTATTAAAAAATTTATTTAAATCATGTAAAAATTTATTAAATATTGATAATATTCAAATATATAATCCTATTTTTTCATTATATTTTCATATATTTAATACTAAAAATTCACATAAATGTATAGATATTAAAAGAAGATATTATATTTATGAAATATTAGATATCGAAAAATTTAAATATTATCATTCAAATTGTCTATTAAAGACATCTATTTATGATTCACGTCTAAGTGTTATTATTGAAAAAGACGTTTTTTGTAAAATTATACCTATATTAGAACCTTTATATTTTATTAAAAATAATTATAATAATTTTATAAAAAGAAATCCTCTATTACCATCTAATTATAATGCTAATACATTTGAAAAAATTAATAATATGAATAATACAGCTTTCATAGATTCTTTTTTCTCATATATAGTATCTGAATTAACTATTAATAATATATTACCAAATTTTCCCTTATATTATGGTTCTATTAATGGTATTATGAAAAAATATAATTTTGATATATCTGATGATTATAAAAGTTTTAAAAATGAAGCATGGTTCCATAAAAATATTGGTAGTAATTTTAAATTAGATGTTTACATGTCCGATTCTGATGATGAATCATCAGATGATTCAGAAGAAGATCAATCAGACTCAGATTATTCTAATGGTGAAAATGATTATATATCTGTTATAAAAAATATACCTTGTCAATTATTCTTTATTGAAAAATTAGATGGATTGTTATCTGATTTATTAAAAGAATGTAATGATAAAATTATTTTATCATGTTTATTTCAAGTATCTTTTGCTTTATCATATCTTCAAAAACATCTTAAATTCACACATAATGATTTACATATTGATAATATTATGTATCAAAAAACTGATAAATTATATCTTTATTATAAATTCAATAATATTTATTTTAAAGTACCTACTCATGGATATATTTTTAAAATTATAGATTTCGGTAGAGCAATATTCACTTTTAAAGATAAACTATTTTTTAGTGATTGTTTCTGTAAATACGGTGATGCCGATGGTCAATACAATTACCCAATAAATAACTTTTTATATGATAAAAAAAAAGAAAAAAAAGATATCATCCAACCAAATTATCATTTTGATATGTGTAGACTTTCTATGACCATTTTAGATGAATTAAATTATAGTAAATATATTGATTATAAAGATAATAAATATATAATCGATTATTTATATTCATTAACTATTGGTAATAATATTGAATTTAAAGAATTAGAAGATAATTTTGATATGTATGTATCTATAGCAAAACATGCCAATAATTCACTCCCTATAGATATTATCCAAAATGATATATTCAAATCATTCAGAATTAAAAAGAAACATTTCCCTAGAAGTTTATATTATCATCTTTAAAAAGGTGGTTTATCATGAAATGGTATAGAACATTTACTATCTGCGGCGGATATATTACATGAAAATAATAATTTTATAATATTTAATACAACCATAGTTATAATAAATAAAACCATTATATGTTTTTTATCTAATTCTTTAGATTCTTTATCAAAACGAGTAAATAAATAATATGCAAAAACTAATACTAAACTTATTATAATATCCATCATTATACTACTATTCATCAATTTATAACATTATATATAAAAAAATTTCAGCATTTATTCTAAACTTTTATTCTAAATCATCAAACAATACATATTTACTTTCATCTACTTTATCTAAACTTAATCCTTTTTTATCAGTCATATTTTTTAAATCTTCATAAAACATATCTACTGTATCTGTATCATCATCCTTTTTATTAGTAGATACTAGTTCTTTTTTATCTTCTATTGTTATTACATTTTCAACACTAGTTTTATTTTTTTCTTCTTCATCTGTTATATCAATTATTTTATCATAATTTCTTTCTTCTTGTTCTTTCTTTAATTTCTCTTCTGGTGATAAATGCTCATTTAATGAGAATTCACTTATTGGATCAACAGTTATTTTATCTTTTTTATCTTTTGTATCATCTATCTTAGATACTATTATTTCTTCTGATTTATTATCATTTTCATCATTATCTTGTTTAATCTTAATTAGTTTTTCATATATTTCATTATTATCTTTTTCTGATTCATTTATTATATCAGCATTCTCATATACATTTTTATCAACTACAATTTCATCTATATCATTAATTACTATATCTTTTGATATCTCTTCTTTTACTTCATCTTCTGGTGATACATATCCATTATTTAATTCAGATACATTATTTTCCACCGGTTTATCTAAATCTTTTTCTAAAACTATTTCAATATTATTATCTTTAGGTGATTCATCAATAGTATCTTCATCTATATTTTCTTTAGATATTTCTAATCCTTCTTTTAATTCATTATCTAAAGGTTTATCTTCTTTATCATAAGAATTTAATAATAATTCTTTTAATTTATTTAATATCTTTGTATTATCATCTTTATCTTCTTTATCTTCTTTATCTTCTTTTTCTTTATCATCTTTATTATCATATATATCTAATTGTCCTTTTAATATATCTTTTACAGGTAAAGAAAACCTTATAGTATTTTCTATACAATCATATATTATAGTTTCTATTGTTTTTATATTTTGCTGATAGTCAATTCCAGATATATTTTCTGAAAATAATAAAGGATTTTTCCATAAATCTCTTGCAATATTTATATAACATTTATGAATAAAATTAGATAACTTAGGTACTGTTAAATTTATTTTTCCATTATTCACACTTATAGACATTAATATTTTTGTATGACTGATAAATACAGCTGTTAATAAATCTTCTAAATAATCACATTTAGATTCTTCTATTATTCTATCCGTTTCAGTAATAATTAATTCATTATTCCATTCAGGTACTTTTTCTAATAATGTTCTAAATATAAATAATTGTGATGATGATGAATTTTCTTTATATATTTCTTTTGAATCATCGTATATAGATTTAACACCATCAAAAAAATGATATTGAAGATTATTTATTAATTGTTTTGTATATTCTATTTTTGCTTGCACGTATATTGACGAATTTGTATCTTCCATAATAATCCATAATTATATTTTATTTTTATTTATTTAACTAAAATATAATATATAATATATGAAAGGTGGAGTATTATTAGCAACTGGTTCAAGTGGTACATGTATCTTTAGACCTAATATACCTTGTAAAGGTGAATCAGATAAAGTTACTAAAGATAAAATATCTAAAATAGTCTATGGTAAAAAAGCTGAAAGACACTTTAATAAAGAAAAAGATATTGCTAAAATTGTTAAAGGAATTAAAGGATATCATAAATGGTGTCTAATTTATGATAAATTTTGTAAACCACCTACATATGATAATATTTTTAAAATAGATAAAGGCATTATTGATTGTACCGATAAATATTATTCTGATATATTTGATTCATCTAGTAGAATGTTAGTAGGTAAATATGGTGGAGATACATTTGAAGATTATTTCATAAATCATACATTAATTAACAGAAATCTTATCCCCATTGAAAGAAATACTTATATATTATTTACAAAAATGAAACAATTATTTATTGGTTTAAAAGAAATGTATAATAATAAATTAATACATTTAGATATAAAAATGAATAATATTGTTTTGGATAACAAATATTTTAAATATATAGATTTTGGTTTATCTGGAGAATTAAATGATTTTGATCATTTTGAAAGAAGGAGTTTATCTGAATTTAATACTAAAAGAATATATATTTGGTATCCACTTGAATATTTATATGCGTTTATAGATAAATCTGAAAAACTTGCAGAATTATTTAAATTTAATACCAGTAGCGATTATAGAAAACATTATCAACACGGGATTGATATTTATAATGTATTTGAATTAAATATAAATAATCATATAAAAGAATTATTAAATAAAGAACATAAACATACTACAGAAAACTTTGAAGATTTAGTATCTATGATTGATACTTATAGTTTAGGTATTATAATTCCTTTCTTTTTTGTTGAATATGATTTAATTAAATATATTAATAAAAGCAAATTTTTAACTGATCTATTTAAATTTTTAAAATTAATGTGTAATATTGATCATAAAAAACGAATAAAACCAGATGATTGTATAAAAGAATATAATAAATTAATAAAAAAATATTCATATCTTATTAATAAAGGTAAAAAGGGTAAAAAAGGAAAGAAAACTAAAAGAAAATTAAAATAATATAATATATTATATAATATATTATATATATATATATATATGGTGAAAAGGAAAAATAAAAGAAAATATACTAAAAATAAACAACTTAAAGGAGGTATGTTTTGGTCGCCTGTAGCTACAAGAAAAAAAGTATATCCCCATAGTAATTGTAATATATCATATAAATGTGATAAAGAATCTATTAAAAGGATGGATATACTAAAATCTATGTCTATTATGGATATTAATACTTTAAATCAAACAATTAAACAAGGTTATTTACAATCTGAATTAAATATGAAAAAAAAACAAATAGAAGATTGGATTAAAGATTATAAAACAGATAATAAACAAATCATAGATAATGAACCCATACAGATGGAACCATTTAGTCTCACAGATAATAAACCAGATAAAGAAATATTTAAGTCAGCTGAATCATCACCACCAGTATCACCTGTTCAAAGTGATAGTGATAGTAATGAATTGTCAAGATTCAAATCTGCCAAATCTGACAAATCTGCCAAATCTGACAAATCTGCCAGAAAGAAAGCATCAGTTGAATTAGGTTCACCTAAAATAATTCCACCAGATATGGGTCCACCAAATATAGGTCCACCAACGTTATGTAATAGTTTTAATAGAACACGTATATATGAATTTGATGGTGATCCTAGTATGACTATATACGTTAACGCTGATGGTTTACAATTAAAAGAAAGACTCATTAGTGTTAATATAACTCTTGAAATTAAACCTGGGTCATCACAAGATAAGTGGATGGAGTCTATTATGGGGAAAAATTATTTAAAAACTATGTATGAAACGATTTCAGAAGAAATAAAAAAAAATCCTAATATACATTGTAAAGACCCTGAAAATGGAAATATTTTAACTTTTGGGGTGGATAATACTAATTATAGACTAACGGATAGTACACGAGTTTCAAAGATTAAAAACCCCAATCCAGGTACTAATGATTTCTGCGAAGTTGTAATGGTTGATAAATCTGGAAAAACTATAACACCTATTATTGATATAATTAAAAATTTGCAAGAAAAAGTACAAGAAGGAATACCATGGGCAATAAGACCAACTTTTAACGATCCTGAATTATTTATATTATATAGAGAAAATATACCTTTTACTAGAAAAGATGATACATGTAATTTACCATGTATACAAGTTGGTCTGCGCGCCTTTAATATATGGGGGATTGGATCCGCAAAAACTTATATATTAAAGACACAAGAAGATAAAATAGAATCCCAGCGCGGAAAAAAAAAGAAAAAAATAAAAACAAGAAAAAAACCTCGTAAAACTCCTTATAAAAAAAAGAATGTGGAGGAGAAGAAGAAGAAGAAGAAGAAGAAGAAGAAGAAGAAGAAGGATAAAAAGGGAAAATCATCTTAATAAAAATAAACCACCACATACTACTATAATACCTAATATATGTTTTTTATTTATTTTTTTATTCATAAATAGAACTGTTAGAATTAATAATATTAATATATTTAAACTTATTATAGATACAGATTTACTTGGATTATCTGAATTTTTAAATGAATTAAATATACATGGTTCAACTATAATATATATTATAAATAATCTTAATATTATTAAAAATATATCACTATAATCATCTATTAATTTTATTTTTCTTTTTGTAAATAATACATATACCATAGTAATTATAAATACAAATATATTCGCATGTATCATATAATCAATATAATTATATTTTCTTGCTATTTTACTTGAAAATAAATCTCTCACAGCAATAAAAAATGCCGCCACTAAAGCATATTTCATCCATAATTCCATATACATTAAGTTTATATTTTAAGATAAGTTTAATTAATATATTATATGAAATTTAATGGTGTTGATTTTGATAAATTCAGTAATCAAGAACTAGTTCAATTATGTTTAAAATATAATTTAGTCGATAATACTAAAAAATACACTAGACCAGATTTATTAAATTTAATTAAAGATTTTTTAATTAATAAATTAAATAAAAAAAATGAACAAAATAATGATCCTAATATTAAAGCTGTAACAGTTAATAAACAAAGAAGAAATTCAACATCAGGTAATATTCTATCAAATAATACTAGAAATGGTCCGCCTAAAGTCAACATCCATAAAAGAAGATTATCTGAACCTACTACTAATTTTGAAAAAGGAAATGCTGTTAAAACCCAAGAAATGAATCGTATTCAACAACAATCTGTAAATAACGTTAAAAATGAAATTAAATCATTAGATCCAAAATATGATAGAATTGGTATATATCCACCCGTTAAAAAATTAATATGTATTGGTGATATTCACGGTGATTTAGCAGTTGCTATTAAAGTACTTAAATTATCTGAAGTTATCCCACAAAATAGTAGAATAAATGATATTAATAATATTCATTGGAGCGGTGGTGATTCATGGGTGATACAATTAGGTGATCAAATTGATAGATGTAGACCAGATGAATGGGAAAAAAATTGTGTTAAAGATTTTGATGAAGTGGTTGATGATGAAGGTAGTAATATGTCCATAATAAAATTATTTTTAAGATTAGATGATGAAGCCAGACTCTGTGGAGGCAGAGTATTAGGAACTTTAGGTAATCATGAATTAATGAATGTTGATAAAGATTTTAGATATGTTTCTCCTAAAGAATTTCTTGAATTTGTTCCACAAAACCAACGCGATAAAAAATATACTGATGATGGTTACCCTATGGGATATTATCATAGAATAAAAGCATTCGAAAGAGGTAGTAATATTTCTAAACTATATGCCGTTAAGAAAAAAAGTATCATAATTGTTGGATCATATGTGTTTGTTCATGGTGGATTAAGCACACAATTAATGGAAAAATATAAAATATCAGAAATAAATGATGTTGTTACTAAATGGTTATTAAAAACGGATAATGATACAGAATCAGAAATATTTAATGAAATATTTAGAGAAGATGATGATATGTCTCCATTCTGGTGTAGAATATTTGCAGAGGAAGAAGATAATCCTGAAAATACTGTACAAAGCTTTAATCAAGTAATTAATTTAATTAATAAAAATAATCGTTTATTAATGCCTGTTAAAGGTATGGTTATATCACATACACCCCAATTCATGGAGGATAAATATTTAAATTCATTATATGATGATAGATTATGGAGAATTGATGTTGGTATGAGTAGAGCATTCGGTCAACAAGATGAATGTGATTTTAATAAATTTAGAAAACCCCAATTATTAATTATCCATAATAATAATCAATTTGAAAAAAGAATTATATCACTTAACTCAGATAGACACCCTTCGCCTGGAATGGGTGCTAATGTCGATATTTCTAATTCTTTCATGCCTTTTTAATATATTATATATAATATATATGTCTGTGAATATACTTGACGGATTTGACTATTATAAAGTTAACCATATGGGAAATGAAAACGATATCAACAAATGGTCTAGACAAATATATTGCGCAGATATTTTAAAAGATCAAGGGACTGTTGATGCAACTAATAAGAAAAATCCCACCAAGGCTGGTGGAACTGATATCGCAAAACAAAATTTAATGGATTATGTATCATCTGAACTATTAAGTGATATTCCTGGAAAAATTGACTATTTATCTAGTACTATTCGAAATCCGGTATCAGATACAGACACTACTAGTTATAATTTAACCAACCCGGCAAACATCAGAGAGTTTGAAACTATTTTGGTTAAAAGTTTTAATGATAAACGGAATCCCACCTTAAAAATAAGAGATATAGATCCAACTATAGATATTTATGATATGTTTTTTAAAGATGCAGGTAAACATTCACATTTATTAGATGATGGATTACCACAAATATTAATTACTACACCCGGATCATTTTCAGATCCTGCTAGCGCATTTAAAGGAACTTCTACAAAACCAAGTTTTTATTGGCCCCCACCTGATACATCTGTTACATTTACAGGTAATTTTGTAAACAAATTAACAGGATATAATGATTCAGGATCTTCAAAATTTAACATGAGTATTACACAAAAATTTAAAGCAACATATGATGACCCTTATCATAGGAAGCCTGGTTTTACACAAAAATACGTCATGCACGTCAGAGAACCTGGAGCTGTAAAAGGCCATAGACAGAAGGATTGTGACACCTTATTCTGTCCACCCATTATAAATGATGAAAATAAGGCTGAACTTACAGTAGAAATGGAGCAAGATGTCGTCAATGTTGAAACAGTTGATAGAACTAATCACGGACCTTTATTATCAAGTAATGCACAGATAGATAGTTTTACTGGCAAAGAAAATGCACTTGCTACGTTGTCTAAAGAATTTGGTGATACTCTTCAAACACCTTATGTAATTATTTTTAATAAACTTTATGAATTATATGGCGGTGATCCAGATACTGTAAATTTAATAGCTAATATTCAGCAAATTACAGGCGCAAGTCCATGGAATCCCACAGGTATTTTTTCCAATTTTTGTAACAGAATAGAAGTTGATTACGTTGATGGTCAAATAGTTATACGTTTAGTAGATAAACTAGATAGCCTTGAGATAAAACCTGGATTGAAACCTTTAAAAAATGTATTTATTACAGTAGACCTGTGTGTATTATATAAAGGTTTTAGTAGCGGTCAAACTAATATGCATTATACTGGTACAAGTGTAGATTTTAGAGGGAAATTTTTTCCATTGGAAGAAGAATTAACAAAAAAAGAAGCATTACTTTTACATATTAAAAATATTAGAGCAAAATGTAGTGTTCAACTTGATATAATACACAGTATATTAAAAAATATAGGATATGCTAAAATGCATACTACGGGTATGGGATTAGAGATTGGAGGAAACAAATATAATATATTAATTTTTATTATGCAAAATTTTTTGGCCAAAAAATTGGCAGATAAATTTAAAAGAAACTCAAAAGATAGATTGGAATTTGTTGTTAAAGAAATTACAGATAAACGTTTATATTATGAGTATATTATTAGTATATTAAATAAATTAGAAATATACTTTATTAATGAGAACCCCCCGTTATTGGCAGGTAAAAGTACTCTTTATTTATTGTATGCAGGATTATTACATATATCGACACAATTACCAATTATCGGAACAAAATGGTATGAATATGAAAACACTCCAGGCGAGTGCCATTTACTAAATCCAGATGAATTATTTGAGGTGTCAAAAAAAAGAGTAAGTGACTCTATTAGAGATAATACATTAGTTAATGAATATATTTATAATTTAACAAAACAAACACTCGCAAAAAAAATAAAACCGAATCCCAAAATGCTAATGTCAGCTTACAAGTCACTAAAGGGTCGTGTAAATAACATTTTATCAACCCTCCCTCTCATGTCAAAAACATCCGATACTGTTGGTAGTAAAAAATTTAAACAAAGTAAAAAATCAAAAAGTAAAAAATTTAAACAAAGTAAAAAATCAAAAAGTATAAAATTAAAACAGATAGGTAATGGTCCTGAAGAAATAATTAATATTTTAAGTGATATAGATTTATCAAAAAAAATATTATCTCGAATTCGTAAAGTTACTATAAAAAACTACTATATACCTCCATTTCCAACACCGTATAAATTTATTAAAAATATTAGTTTATTTAAAACCGGATCTAAAATAAAAAAATATAGAGGTAAAAAAAAAAGCAAAACTCACAGGAAGAAAAAACAACATAAAGAAAAAGGTAAAACACATGGGAAGAAAAAACAACATAAAGAAAAAGGTAATAAAAAGAATGGAGGGGGGAGCAGTAGTAATAGTAATGGTTCTAAAAAAAGACTAATAAATAGTAACACCCCAATTGACAGAGAAAGAAGTAATAGTGATGATTCTAAAAAAACTCGAAAATTTACGAAATCCACCCGTTCCTGGACCCGAATGTCTAAACTTGCGGCTCACGATGGTGATGCTTCCGCAATATTTGAACAGTCTTTAAAACTCAATGAATTGGGTTTCGATGGAGGACTACCTGATTTTGATAGAGAAGGTATAATATATGATATATTAATGGGTGGAAAAATACAGGAGGTAATTAATGCTAAAAATGAACTGTATATTCATGAGTGTAAATCACTAGGTTTAAATAACGATACAGCTGTTAAATTCTATAAGAATCAAGCTAAAATACATGTAGATAAGTTTTGGGAAGATTCAAGACAAATATTTGAAGAGATAGATCTTAATAAAATAAAAAAATTAGATGATTTTGAAGATACACTGATAAAACCAACTATTATAAAATCTAAATTTGATAGGAAATTAACACCTTTTAAGTTGGAGCGTCAAAAAACAAAAGTTAACACGAAATCAAATAGTAAGTCTCCATTAAAATTAAAAAAACGTGACACTGTTATGCCTTTTTTTGATGGATCCCGATAAAATTTAATTATTCATCTTAATATTTAAAATATTAATCTTAATATTTAAAATATATTAAAAACCATAAACACCAATATTTCAATAATATAATATTAGTATTATACGTTTTTTTTTTTGTAATATTTTGTATATAACCAAATAATTAATAAATATGTAAAACCTATAGTTGTTATACTACGAGTTATTATAATTGTAGGACTATTTTTATATATTCCTTGTATACAATATAATAATTCACTTATAACTCCTAATACAATAGCATATACCGAAAAACTTGAAACATCTAATGTTTCTGTAGTATATGTAAATTGTATTATATAATATAATATACTAATACTAATTCCTGCCATCCCAATATATTCATCCATACAATTTTTATGATCACATAATTTCATATAATTTATAATATATAATATTTTTTTTATAATATATATTATAAAATGCCTGTCAGAAGAAAAATGAAAAAAACAATGAAAAAAACTAATAATTTACGCGGTGCAGGAAAGCACGCAAGAACAAAAGGTACTAAAAAACTATCTAAAAGGTCTAAAGTAAAAAAAACTATTAAAAAATCTACTAAAGGGATTGGCTGGTTAAAAGCACTTTCTATGGCTAGGAAACAATTAGGTCTTAAAGGATTTATTACAATTAATAAAGGTAAAGATGGTACGGCATTATATAAAAAAGCAAAAGAACTTCAAAGTAAATAAATTTGATATTTCAATTAAGATAAATTAATATACAGTATAAAAAAATAAGATAATATAATAAATATACTAAATACATAAACTCATCTTCTAAAGTAATCACATTTATAAATAATGTCTTTGTCTAAGAATGTTATTTTGCAAGAATTGCCGTTGACCTTGAAGAGTCATACCGATATTTCTAATCTTTATTGTCATTACGTGTGCGGTGTGTGTGTCCTGTATTGCGTTTTACGACCGAAAAAAAAAGAATATAGTTAAAAGTGGTGCTTGTCGTGCTAATGGTAATATATCATCTAAAATAACATGTCACGCTGAAGAACTTGCCATTAAATATTGTAATAAATATGATAAGAAAAATAAATATGATATTTATATATGGAGATATGGTAAAAAAGGAAATATTAAAACAACTCATTGTTGTAAATCTTGTACTAAATTAGCGAACAAGTTTAATTATACAAATAGAATTTATACTTTTGAAAATAATAAAGTAAAAAATGCTGTTATAGATAATCCATCCGTTTCATTAGGAAATAAACTTAGAAATCTTTAACGTTTTCTCCTTAATGTTTTCCCTTTTCTACCTTTTTTTTTCTTCTTTGATGGTTTTTTATTATTGTTGCTTGATTGTTTTTTCCGATCACGTTTTTTCTTTTTTGATTTTTTCTTTTTATGTTTTTGACCCATGCGTCTCTTGTGTATGATATCGTCTAAGGTATGTCTAGCATGTTTTGCTTTTTCCATCCTAACTCCTCTCTCGTATTTTTCGAATTTAGCAGCAGCCACCTGGTCACTATATGTATCATAAAAATACTTTTTGACATTATCCATATTCTCCTTCTCTTCTTCTGGTGTTTCGAAGTAAAGCGGTCCAAGTGCCATCTTTTTCTGAATTCTTACGAGTTTTTTCATGGCGCTCTGCTCCGTCCTGGCATCTGGTACGTATTCACCTTCTTCTCTTGCCAAATACTTCTTAAACGCATCACAGACGCATAATCGTGTTTCAGTGTGTAGAGGACCCCGACCCTCCTCTCTCTCTATATCTTCCTCACAAGTATTTAAATCTAATTTAAATCCGCGATCAAGTTCGCACTCACTCATTATATAATATATATATATAATTAAATTTATAGTCTTTTTTTGTTTATTTTATAGTTAATTTTATATAATATAGTTAATTTTATCAATTCTATTAAATAAAAAAAAAATCTATGTATGTTATAAAATATGAATCAAAAAACTATAGTAATGTGTGTTATTTCTTTAATTTTAGGTATATTATTTTTTTATATACTTCAATCAGTATGTGGTTGTAAAAATGTAGTAGAAGGGATGGAACAAATTTGCGTAGGCGATCCAGATACGGTACCAGGTACGTGCTACGAGCCGCCCAGTACACATCGTGATAAAGCTGAAGAGCGCAAAGATCTCGGCCCGATAACTCAAAATGCCTGTGTAAATGCTGACCCTATGAATTCCGGAGACCCGCCGCTCACTTGGAAAGCTCAATTGTGCGCGGACACGGACTGGACGGAAGGTGACGCCGCACCTTCTGGTTATTTGTTAGTAGACAGATGCGTTTCAGGAGAGTTCCAAACAAACGCTGCAGACGTCGACGTCACCGCAACACCTTGGAAGTCCGAAACATGTGCGACAAAGACGCCGAAGTCCTGTCTACGACCGAATCCGAGCTCCTTAAATCCATCGACGGTTGCATGGGGCGACTGTACACCGGACGTGGCGGGCGACATAATGCAACCGGGTGCAAAATGTCCCGCGATAGCTGCCGGTTATGATTGCGAGGACTATCACTGTAAAAAACCGAAGACTCCTTCTTCGGATCAGCGTGACAAGTGGGCGGGGTGCAAAAAGAAAGAATGCGCCGCCATTACGGTACCAGACTCAGTAAACTTTGCATCAAACGGTGTAGCGGGTTCTTTTGGGGATGGCCCTATTACAGTCGCATGTAACGAAGGGTATGGGCCAGGAGGTCCCTGGTTTTGCGCGGTGAATACCGATGGTGATATGGCATGGAGTACTGATGCGGCTGGTACTACTCCAGCTTCTCAATGTACTCCGAAAGTTTGTCCTACAGTCAGTTCTGTAGAACACTCTAAAAAATACAAGAGTACGGCCTTCACGGGAAAGACTGGGGATATAGTGAATGTCGCATGTGACAAAGGGTATGGGCCAGGAGGTCACTGGGTTTGCACGGCGGATGGAAAAAAAACTCCTAAATGGGCTACAGCAGGTGGTGCTACACCACCTGAATGTAGTCCGAGCAATTGTGCTGAGCTGACTCCGCCCAACTCTAATACACAACTAACAGGCCATACTGGCGGTGAAGCAGTTGTTGAGTGTACAGACGGAACCGTAGTACAATGGAAGTGCGGTATCAATGGTACATTTAGTGGGCCACCGTGTCCTGAACCTGGGGACTATTTGGGAACAGGTCCTCCTGAACCTAAGGGTTGTTGTAATCCAGTGTAAATAAATTATAGTAATTTTATTTTATTCTTATTTTTTTTTTCTATGTTATATTATAAACATGGGAGGAGGATTAATGCAATTAGTAGCTTATGGTGCTCAAGACATCTATCTTACAGGTAACCCGCAAATCACTTTCTTTAAAGTCGTCTATCGCAGACACACTAACTTCTCTATGGAAAACATCCAGCAAACATTTAAAGGTACACCCAAAGCAAGTTCTCGTGTTGTAGCAACTATTTCCCGTAATGGTGATTTAGTTCATGAATGTTATTTAAAGATTCCCGACTTGAATGGCTTGGGTGAGGCTGTCAAGAATCCAGGTCACAACATCATAAATTATGTTGAATGTGAAATAGGTGGTCAATTAATTGATCGTCAATTTGGGTATTGGATGGAAACACACGCAGAATTAACAGAAATAGGAAACTGCTCAGAGTATGACCCGCAAGGTCCAGGCTTTTCCAACACCGGGTACACTATTGGATCCGAAAATTGGGCAAATTCGGCGAATGACCAAGGCGCGCAGCCTTCAATGTTTCAATTAACTGCTGGCGCTGGCGGAATCAAATTTGACGTTACTGGGGTATCCAATTTATATGTCCCACTTCGTTTCTGGTTTAACAGACATGTTGGATTATCTCTTCCTTTAATTGCTCTACAATATCATGAAGTTAATATAAATGTGGCATTTACATTGGCATATGGAACAATAATCAAGACGCCAGCGGAATTATGGGTGAATTATATATACTTAGATACTGATGAAAGAAGAAGATTTGCTCAAGTTTCTCACGAATATTTAATTGAACAAGTTCAAGTTCAAACTTTTAATCCCACCACTGCTGCGACAAATACTTTTAAATTAAATTTTAATCACCCAGTTAAAGAATTAGTATGGATATGTCCTTTGAACGGCACCTCTGATGGAGTGTGGGGGAAACCGGGGGGGGGTTCGATCGGTGGCGGTACACCCTGGGGAAATTTGCCTACTGTTCAATTAAAATTAAATGGACACGATAGATTTGCTGCACAAAGCGTTGATTATTTTACAAGATATCAACCAATGTTATATCATAAAAATTATACAGATAGATCAACATACCTAGATTCTATATCAGTATATTCATTTGCCTTAAAACCTGAAGAGCATCAACCATCAGGAACTTGTAATTTCTCTAGAATTGATTCAGCACAATTGGTATTTTTAGGTCCTTTGATCGGTACAGTTGATATGCATGTATTCGCTGTCAATTACAATGTTCTTAGAATTATGAGTGGTATGGGTGGTTTAGCATACAGTAACTAAGTTCCAATTAAATTAGTTATTTTTTATAGTTATTTTTTATAGTTATTTTTTATAGTTATTTTTTATAGTTATTTTTTATAGTTATTTTTTATAGTTATTTTTTATAGTTATTTTTTATAGTTATTTTTTATAATTTAGATTAAAAAAAAATCTATGTTATATTATAAATATGAATACAGAAAAAATTGTAATGTGTGTAGTTGCTTTATTAGTTGGTATGCTTGTTGCTAATATGTTAACTAATGTTTGTGGATGTAAAAATACTGTAGAAGGATTAAAATTCAATAACCAATTACCTTCGCAAATATCCGGAGTCGAGTGGGATAAAAAATTTGGAGTACTACGTCAACTCAACATCAACAAAACTCACATTGATGGTGATCCATGTGGTTTGGCGCGATCGGGTGAAATGTGTAATGACAGTAATAATGAACCTACGCGTACAGCAAATCCTTTATTTTCGTACGATAAATGTAACTCCCATAACCGAACGCTCATGCAAAACCTAGATAAAGGGTTTCAGGATGAATTGTGCAATAAGAGCATGCCCCCGAAGTGTGGAGAGAATAATACCGAACCGTGTGATTCAGATGATGATTGCCAAGGCTCAGATAACTGTAGTCGATGTGTACCCTGTGGCGAAGAGGGTACAAATCCGTGCGAGTATAATGTAGCAGAAGTACTGAAAAAAGGTAAAACCCTGAGACAATGTGTGGCCCCCGGAACATCGTATGATCCCGTGTCTAAAAACCAGTGCACGGTTTCCGATAGTTGGAAGCCGGCAATCCCCGGCGTATCATGCCAGGCGCCGGCTTAAATTTTCGTTTCAAATCCAATTCTATAGATAAATATTTCTTTTTCTAATTCTATTGGTATTTCATAATAAAAATCACTAATCTTTTTACTTTTATTATATAATACTGGTTTATCATATATGTATGGTTTTAAGACATAATTCTTCTTATTATACATATTAAATATTAATTCAACTCCAAAAGATGAAAAATAATCTTTCATTTTAATTATAGAGTTAATTTCTAAAGTCGCTATATCAACTTTACCATCCTCACCACCATATAGATGTTTCATACCGTCAGTAAATATTTGTAATAATTGTTCAAATATATGTTTATTAAGATTATTATCTTGGTTAGGTGGTTCTAATTCTAATTTTATAGTGTTTTTAGGTTTAAAATCTTCTGTAAATACATATTCTATAAAAGAATTATGATCACCTGATTTATATTCTGTATTTTCATTTTCCATTTATTATAGTTAATTATATTTTTTTTTAAATATAATAAAAAAAAATATAATTTATTATTTATATTACAACTATTTATATTTACTTACCTTGATAACGCTGAGTACAATTAGTTCGTCCAGGTTGATGAATACGATGTATACGTCTATACATACGGGCATTTGACTTATTCTTATTCTTATTATGGCGTGTATAGTATAATGTGTCACGACAGTTTGACATTATTATTAATATTTAAATTATCTAAATATTAATATCTCAAATTTATCAAAAAAAATTTTTTTGTTAAGTTTTCTATAGGTTTTTTAATTTTTTTTCCGTTTATTTATTTTGTTGTTTTTTTTGTCTATATGTTTTTATATCTATTCTTCATCATCATCAGACTCTGATAGAAGATTGCATTCACCGTCACTATCCTCACCGCTATCATCATCTATATCGTAATTAGTAGTATCATTACCCAGTTCTTCTGAGGTGGATTCAGTGGGAACTACTGTTTCCGATATGGAATCGGAAATAACAGATTCTGTAGTGGTGGTAGTGGAAGTGTTACTAGGGTACTTAAGAGAAGCTTGTTCAACTAAATTCTCCTGAATAGAATTATCCTGGCGAGCCTCATACATTTCCTTAAAGGTTTGTATTTGGCTATCTGAGAGAGTAGCAGTAACCTCATCCTTAGAAATTGTGACTTCCTTAGAAGTTTTCTTAGAAGATTTCTTTTGAGGCTGCGCCTGGTCAGACCAGTGGTGGGGTCCAGGTTTAGGAACTCCGGGAGGTCCATACGGCTCTTCAGGGCGATCCTCACCAATAAGACCTAACCACCAACCCCCAGGAGAGGGGTGTTTCTCCATAGCTTTAATATGGCGACTACAGAAATTCGTGTCATCCACCAGAGCACCTGTACACTGGACACTATCCAGTTTCAGATTATTCCAGATACGGCACTGACACTTATCTTCCATAATTGCTAGCGCATGGCGTTCCTCAAGGGAAAGCTTAGGAGAAGGTTTAGTAGTAGATTTCTTAGCAACTTTCTTGGCAACTTTCTTAGGTTTATCGGGTAGAAGACACTGCTGGAATTTCTGATCTCTCTTCAGATCATCCATAGTGAATTCTGTATTCTGGTAGTGTTCCACAAAATGCTCAAAGAAAGCATTAGAAACATTCAGAATTCCCGACTCCATAGCAAGTTGCTTAAGAGAAGCAGGCATGTTTGAGTTGTAAGAGTTTTGAGTATGAGTTTGTATTGTTCAGGCAAGTTGAATCAATTTATGAGTTTAATTTTCCTTCAATCTTAATCTCAAATTTTTTGAAGATCTGAAGATAATCTAAATTTTTATCTTAATTATGTAATAACACATACAAAAAAAAAACAATAGATTTGTTAATAAAATAAAAAAATGACATTTATCTTCAGATCTTCAGAAAATTTGAGATTAAGATTGAAGATAAATTAAACTTCGAATTACTGTCAACTTGATTGATACTAATTTACATATATACACAGAACTACAGAACTACATTGTTGTTGAAAGATATGGCTCTTGAATTGTTCTCACACAGTCTTTCTAACATTGATCACGACGATCTTTCTAAGTATTCTGTGCAAGCAGAAGACCTTGAGAAAGCACGTTCAATAGGTGTTCTTACACCGTTTTCCACTTGTCTGGATGACTATGTTCCTCGCAGTAGCAAATTACACAGCGCATATGTTTCTCCATCAAATGACACTTGGGCGAATAGAGTTGTCTCAAGGGAAAAAGCGACGGAACGGTATACCAGAGAACATGCCAAGTTCATGGATGAACTCGATTTCCTTGTTATGCAAGATAAAGTGGAAACCGAGTGGGAGGATATGTGTGACTGGATCGACTATGTCGAAGACCAGGAAATAGCACTCACCTCGTGTCCACATGAATTCGGACTATGCCCGATGGTAAGGCAACAAGTTGTACGCATTACAGCTGAGATCCCTAAGTTCTATTTCGGAACTACAGATGATAATACATCTGTGTGTATTTCTAAATCCATATTCTCCGGTCTTAAAGTCCACGATATCTATTTGATGGATATTGTATTCAATCCGGTTGGAAAGAATACATGGGCGGCAATCAACATCTATAACAAGATCCCCATAAAATCTATGTTGGAATCTGTTATTGAATTCGGTTCGTATACCACTTGTACTTACACTGTTCCGTGTCCTTCTACTATGATTGGTAGATTGGTTGGACGTGATGGCAAAAACATTAATGCTCTTCTGCGTAGATTGTTGCCTAGGTTTGATGAAGACGATTATCCTAGTGTGGATATTACTCCCATGGATGATTATATGGCACGTGTGTCTGTATGTGTGGAAAAGAGAACAAGCAGCAGCCTTCACCCAGCAGTAATGTACTGCACACTAGACCCGCTAGGTTTATCAGAGAGTATAGTTAGTTCCCTCCATTTGTAAGAAATATAAAAAACCAAAAACACTACAAAATAAATAAACGAAAAAAAAATAAAAAAACCATAGAAAACTTAACAACAATTTTTTTTGTATTTATATTATATATATGTTTTTTGATACGCGTCCAAAAAAGAAATCTAAAAGATCTAAAAAAACTGTTAAAAGAAAAGTTAAAGAAGAATCTGAGAAAAAATATGATACAAAAATAGATACAAAAAATAGACCTAAACTAATTATACATCAAATATATGGTGTATTTAGAGATGGTAAACCTTTAAGCGATTTCCCATTATTCGTAGATTCTAAAAAAGCATGGACTGCATTAGCTAAGAAGGCTGGATACAGATATAAATTATGGAATGATGATATGTGTACTAAATTAATTAATAAATATCCAGAATTTAAAAAAATGTATAACTCAGTTAAAGAACCAGTAATGAGAGCAGATATAATGAGATTTTTAATATTATATGATGAAGGTGGTATGTATGTTGATATGGATGTATTTCCTTTAAAGAAAAAATATGAATATGATCGTTTAGCATTTTGTGAATACTATTACACACCCAATAAACCTCATACTAATACTGATATGGAAGTAATATATGCACCTAAAGGCAGTAAAGTTATGTATGATTTTCTTAAATTTGTTGAAACACAGATTAAAGAAAAAAGTAGAACTTTACCTAAATCATGGAAAGTTAGATATATTTTTTATACTACTGGACCTAGATCTCTGATGAAATTTTTAAAGAAACATGATATAGAATATGATGAAATTAAAAGTAATCTTGGTAAAGAAGATTCATTAAGACAATTTAAAGGTGTTGATTATGATGTTGTATCATATTTTAGTATGTCATATAATCCACATGCAAAGAATGTCGGTTATACTAAAAAGAAAGGTAAAAAAAAATAAATAAACTATAAATATATAATATAAAATGGAGAACATATTAGTTAAATGTGTTCATTGTGAAGATTTAATAATTATTAATAAAAAAGATTTCAACTGTAAAATATTTAGACATGGTGTATATAAATCTAATAATGAACAGATAGATCCACATTTTTGTAAAGAAGAATGTGATAGATTATTTAATGAAGGATTAATATATGGTTGTGGGAAACCTTTTAGATTAATCATAGATAAAAAAGAAGATAAATTCGGAACAGAAAAAGCAGATTATATTTGAACTAACTTTATTGATTTTATTACACTCAAATCAAATAATATATATTCTGGTTCAACAGAATTTGTCACCAACATATTATATTTTTTTGTATCAATATAAGTTGATACTATTTTTTTTATTTCTTTTTTGTGAGATCTATTTGTTACACTATAATCTTTTGTAAGTTCATATGTTTTATCTTCTACAATGATTTCTATAATATATCCATTTTTATTTGAATAAACTTCATGTGCTACTTTAAGATTATCTGTAAAATATATACCATTGCCATAAGTGTTACCCCACCCAGAACCAATTTTTTTCAGGTCAAATCCATTCTTCACAATGGATTTAAGGTTTTCTATGGAAGAACTCCCGTGATACAAAGTTATCATAATTATTATTAATTTAAAGAATAATTATCTCAAATTTAAATTATCTCAAAAATACCAATAAAAAATATCTAATAGGAATTGAACCTATTAGATATTAAAGACTTCATTACATCCATTCACACGAATTTTTCAGTCACATGAGGTAGCGGATCTCCTATGCCTATTCCATTCAGGGTAAATTGAATATAATACACCTTACTGATATTGTCAGTTGCTTTCCAGGAGCTACCTTTCCAACACTTTCACAAATCTTTAAGATGACATACCAGACACACTTGAGCGGTGATTTTCTGCCGCGCGGTGTCTAATATGGAAGCCAGTGTTCCGGCTGGGATTTGAACCCAGAACCAGGCAGCTAAAGGGCCACCCGCTCTACCAATTGAGCTACCGGAACGTACTATAGGCGGGATTCGAACCCGCGGAAGTTTATATCAAATGAGATATTAATGATGAACCAAGAATTTTAATATTGTTTTCCGATATAATTCATGACAATAGACTGAGCTGATCAGGCCACGAAAATTGACAATCATATATATCTTCCCACATTATTCACATTCCATAGTGTTCTTAGAACAATCAATTACATCTCAACCTATCGGATTTGACCCCGATCCCTTTGTCCACTCGGGCACTATAGCTTGGCGGCATCAGTGGGACTCGAACCACACATCTTCTCCGGGGGAAATCCCGGCGCATTAATCCTAGCTGACCAAAACAGTCATGCCATGTGTATATGCTACTCTGCCATGTTATCTCCTCAGAGACACCTCTTACACGAGGCATTCCATATAAACTAATATCACAACATATAATGTATATAATATTATTTATATACAATAATTAAAAAAAGAATCTCAAATTTTTTGAAAAAAAAATAGCCTGCACTGAGAATTGAACTCAGGACCTTATGCTTACAAAGCATACGCTCTAACCAACTGAGCTATACAGACGTATATATCCATGACGGGATTCGAACCCGCAACCCCCAGATTAGAAGTCTGATGCGCTATCCAATTGCGCCACACGGACAATTATCTCCACAAGGTTTCGATCCTTGGGCTTCCTGGTTATGGGCCAGGCACTCTTCCACTGAGCTACAGAGATATTCTCACTAGGGTGATTCGAACACCCGACAAATGGATTTACAGTCCACTGCTCTGCCGGACTGAGCTATAGTGAGATAAGGTTCTGCCGGGATTTGAACCCGGGTCGTTGGATTCAAAGTCCAAAGTGCTAACCATTACACCACAGAACCAGTGCATAAAAAATATCAGATGTGGGATTCGAACCCACGCGGACCACGTCCAACCGAACTTGAGTCGGTCACCTTAACCACTCGGTCAATCTGATAAATAGTCTTGGCGGGGCTCGAACCCGCGACCTTCGGCTCATAAGACCGACGCTCTAAACCAACTGAGCTACAAGACCATTTTTGCCCAATGTGGGACTTGAACCCACGGCCACAGGATTAAAAGTCCTGCGCTCTACCAACTGAGCTAACTGGGCAGCGGTTTAGTAGATTAAACCTTGATGGTGACTGGGCCATCTCCCATAATACCAGGTGTGGGGTTCGAACCCACGCGGACTAAGTCCACCAGATCTTAAGTCTGGCGCATTAACCACTCTGCCAACCTGGTTACAATTCTACTTCAATTATATAAATAAACTTAAAATAAGCATCTCAAATTTATATATATATATATATACTACCTTATCACAATATTATATATTAATAAATCTTTAAATGGTTTATCTAACATATATATTATAAACTTAATTCTCCAGGATTTTTATAATTATCCATTTTTTTATTTATACTACCTTATCACAATATTATATATTAATAAATCTTTAAATGGTTTATCTAACATATATATTATAAACTTAATTCTCCAGGATTTTTATAATTATCCATTCTTCCATGTAAATATTCAAATATTCTATCACCTGTTTCCATATAATCATAATACGGATAATTATATGAATCTATATTTCCATATTTACTTGATTCATATTTTAAATCTCGTTTAAATCTTTTATCAATCACTTCATCATAAATTAATTTTGGATTTTCTATATTTAATTGGATTCCACTACAACATAATTTTTTATCTTTACTTTCGTCTTTAATACTATTACCATTATCATTATTATTATCATTATTATTATCATTATTATTATCATTATTATTATCATTATCATTATATTTATTATTTAATTCCATTTCATCATCCTTATTGTATGATTTTAAATACGATTTAGATTTTGTTTTAAATAAATTTAGTATTTTTGGGGAATATATTTCATCTTTTTCAGATTTAACTAATTTATTGTATTTCATAAATGATTTTACATATTTTTCATATGTATAATCTTCATCTATTAGATGATCATAATCACTTTTATATAAATCAGACTTTTTCATTTCATGATCAGCTGAAATATTTATATTATCTTCTAAATATAATGTAGAATTATTTTTTATATTATAATATTTTAAATCATTGTTTTTTAATACCATATTTTTATATTTTAATTCCATTCTATCTAAAGGTACACTTATATTATGGTTATTATCTATTTTTTTTTTTATATCTTCAATTTTATCACTTGATTTAACACTTAATATAATAGTATTATTTTTATCTTTTATCTTTATATTTATTTTTTTATCATTATCTCCAGTTTGCCCTTCAATATTTTTATCATATATTAATAAAATAAATATGATAAAAATGTATATTAATACTAAATACATATATATAATATTATATATTTAATTAACAAATATTTTCATTACATATTTTTTCTTCAGTATTATATTTACATAATATGGTTTCATAATTATCATTATTATCATCATTTATACTATTACATGTATTGTTCCATTCCTCATTATTTGATATACCATCAAGTGGACATATTTTTTTAAAGAGTGTTTTTTCGACGTCGTCGGTGATTACTTTGAGTTTTCTAGCGACTTTCAAACCGGTACAAAATTCTATACGATTAGCCTTTAATATATCTATTAATGATGTCTCTGACTCGACAGCTGCTTTTTGATATATATTATTAAAATCATTATAATATTGACCTACCCACGTATTAGTATCCATTTTTTTCATAAGTGTATCTAATAAATTCTTATTTGAATAAATATATGAAGCAGAAGTGATTCCTTCAGGAGGTTGTGCCGTAATTATGAATGGCGGTGGAAAATATTTATCAGGGTCATCATTTATATATGCATAATTATTATTCTCTAGATTTAATTTCCAAGCACCCTTAATATTACCATGAATATCACCGACACAATAATTTATATCTATTGTTGGTTTTTTATTTTCCTGATTTCTGCGAATTTGCTCATATCTAGTCTGGTCACTTAGACATTCATTTGTATCAGTATAATATAAACTAGTAGATATTCCTTTAAATCCATCTGTACCAAACGGACTGGATTCCCTTTCTCCTTCAAAATCTGTAGTACTGTCAAAAGCAGAAATTTCAGTGTTTATTCCAGCCCAAGATTCATTTTCTCCTTCTTCTGCAGCTTGAACACCACTACCCGATACAGAATCACTTAAAATATCTTGTCCTCCAAATCCAAAATCGTATTGATCTTTTAATTCTGATTTTTCATATCTTCTATTTATTTTATCATAATCATAAGATTGTGAAGCATCACCTATACATTCAGCATAAGTATTAAATTCATTTGTTTTGTTTTTTGTAAAGAATTCATGTTTAAGTTTCCCATATGCTAATATACCACATCCATCACATATTTTTACACATTTTTTTTCTGTATCACTATACATATAATCTATGGGACAACATTTTTCTAAATTTGCTCTGCCAAATAATCCATATCCTTCTATATTATTACATTCACAAATATATTTTAAAATTTGATATAATAAAATACCTAAAATGAAACACAATATTAAATAAATTATTTTAATCATATTTATTATATATAATATATAAATTTGAATTAAAATATTTAAACTATTTAAATGAATCAAGAAGAAATATTATATACACCACCAGATATATCAAAAAAAGATATAAAAAATATTGATAAAACACTTGATACTATTTACGAATTATTATATAATCAGATTGATAAAGATATTAAATTACATATAGAAAAAAAAAATATTATAGAATATAAAGATGGAAAATAATCAAAATAATATTAATATTATTAATTTTTTAAATCTGTTAAATAATAATAATAATAATAATAATAATATATTAAATAGATCATTTAATGATCAAGGTGGTGCTAAGAAACATTGTTCTGCTAGTTTTGTTAATGAATTAAAACAAGTTGAAATTACTAATGAAGATGTTGATAATAAATTATGTTGTGCAATATGTCAAGATAATTTTAAAATGGGTGAAAAAGTATTAAAGTTGCCTTGCCAAGACCCACATTACTATCATTTTGAATCTGATAAAGAACTATGCGAAGGCATTCTTCCTTGGTTGAAGGATAATAATAGTTGCCCTATCTGTAGAGAAGAATTCCCTGAAGCTCAATGCGATCAAGAAAAACAGGAAAATATGGAACCACCTGATATGGAAGAAGGTGCAGAAGGCGATGAAAACCTTAATCATAATCCAATACAAGATATAAATGATATCATGCATAGAATGTTTACTATACCACAAACTAATATGACATTACCTAATATAGAAATGGGTAATAATATGTATATCCCCATGATAATACATAATAATTATAATGAAGATGAAGATCCAGATTTACAGGAAGCAATTATACAATCATTAAGTTAATATTTAAATATTATTATATAAATTATATAAATGAATGTACAAAATGTATCGTCTGTTCCATCCCATATAGATAAATTCCTAAAAAGTAATAATAAAAAATTACAAGAAATTTATGATGAAGGTATTAAAGTATTAGGTGACGGATTTCTCAGTTTCAAATGTAAAAAATCAGAAAATAAAATGGATGTTCTTTTTTTAAATGAAGAACAAATTCTAGCCAACTTTCCTAAAGAAACATGGGAAAATCTAAAAAGGACTAGAGGTGAAAAAAAAATATTTCTAATAGAAGATTTTGATATTAATAGTATGTTTATAGTTTATATTTAATTACAATAAATTATAATATTATGTTATTATATATATGGATTTTTTTATGGATAAAAAACCTAGGAAAACTAAAAGAAAAAGAAATACTAAGAAAATTAAAACAAAAAAATCTTTAAATTCTGAAATAGTTGATAAAAGGTTTCCAAGTGAATTATTAAAGGTGTATGAATCTAAAAAAAATACTAAAATTAGAGTAGGTAAAGATTATGATGGTGGATATGTTATTTATGATAATATCCCTACAGGCATATTACTAAGTTGTGGTATATCAAATGACGATAGTTTTGAACACGAGTTCACTAAAAAATATGACTGTAAATGTATAGCATTTGATGGTTCTATACCTAAGTTACCGCATCCAAGTCCAGATATTGAATTTGTTAAGAAATATGTAGGTGATAAAAATACTAGAACTTATACTAATTTACATGATTTAATTAGTAAACATAGAAATATTATATTAAAAATGGATATTGAAGGCGGAGAATATCCATTTTTAAATTCAATATCAAGAAAACAATTAAATAAAATTAATATGATTATGATAGAATTTCATTCTAGTCGTGGTCAATGGGGAATATTTGATGATAAAAAAATAGGTTGTTTTGATATATTGAATAAAACACATGTTCTATGTCATATCCATGCTAATAATAGCATTAAACCTAAAGAATATAATGGTGTAAAAGTACCTCAAGTATTTGAATGTTTATATGTTAAAAAAAAATTTGTTAAAGATGCTAAACTAAATACTGAAAGAATGCCTTCTAAATTAGATATGAGAAATGTTAAATCTAAACCTGAAATTAGTATGAATTACCCTCCTTTTGTTAATTAGTGTCCCAGACACCTATATACTTTATCACCATTTTTCCTAGTTTTTCCAACTTTCATACAATTAGTACAAAATTCTTCACATGAGTAAGTGTCCCATTTACCTGGGTGTCTCAATGGCACATCTTTAGGTTTAACAAAGAAACAATGATTTTCGAAGTTTTGCTTTGGATTTCCACCTGATGTAATAGTTTCAGATGGTCTTGCGCCATGAAATATTAATCCATTTGTATCACGAAAACGTGGTTTGCTACCAATTTCTAGGTTTCCTGATTCCACCTGTTTAGGGACTTCATTGCGCTGGTTGAAGAGGATCTTCATGTGCATGATGTTTATTGTGATTGCTGTTTGTTTTGTAGTTTGTTGTATTTACAGTGTTAAATGTAAATTCAGTGAGTTTTATGATAAAATCAATCTCAATCTCAAATTTAATTATGATAAAAAAATTTGTTAAAGATTATAAACTAAATTATGAAATATTATATATAAGAATTTTAAATCTAAATCTGAGATAAGTATGAATTACCCTCCTTTTGTTAATTAAAGTTCATTCTTCTCTTGACTTCTGCTATCATTTGTGCTGCTATGGGAAGGTCCGCGGGTAGACCTGGTTGATCCCAGACCCAATTTCCTTTTATAGAACCCGGTATGCGATTAACCTCCCGTAGGATGTAGCATCGGATGTCCGTGGGTTTGTGACCCACATGATAGATTCGTCCACCATGGACTTCTGTGAGCCATCCGTGTCCTTCATTCCAGACATTGAGACCACATGTGATCTCGATGTTTGATTTTCTGTGGTGGCGTTTCCCACCTGATTTTACAAACCGGAGTGAAACATCCCCACATGTGACCACCCTATCATGTGTATCATCCCACACCTGAGCACATGTTTCAGTTTGCGGTTCCTCATCTGAGGAACATTCCATGGCATCTTGGAACAAGTCGCTGTCATCTACTTGTTCAGATGTATGTGTGGGTTGCTGGGATTTCACCAGTAACTCATTCATTGCCCGAATGAGATCAACCTTATCACCATCATATCCTTCGAAGGCGATCTTCAGAAGAGATTGTGCGTGTTCAAAGTTCATTGTATAGATGTCTTGGTAGTTTGCCTTGTTGTATTTGTTTGTTAGTTTGTTTGTCTTTACAGTGTTAATGTAAATTCAGTGAGTTTATGATAAAATCAATCTTAATCTCAAATTTATTGAGATAATCATAAATTATATTTAATACCATTATTTATACAATATCTTTTTAAAGCATATGCAGCATCTTTAGGGTCATAGAAGAATCCACCACCGTCCTTTTCTAATACCATCTTTCCATCACCTTTAGGGATCAGTGCTTTCCATTTACCATTATATGAGCGTTGTGTAGTTATATTCCAATAACCAGACTTATTACGATCACTGATTTTTAAATGGTTATCCATCGTTAATTCAATATAATTATTTAATATATCCTTATATATATGTATCGTTATTTATTATTATTTTCTGTATTAATTTTAATCATAATTTATTTTGTATCGAATACAACTAATTTAAATTCAGCATGTATTTATGATCATAATACAACACACTCTTTTATTGTTGTAGAGGAATATTCTGTTATAAAAAACATTCAGGATTCTATTAATAAAAATGATGGTATTTATTATATTAAAGGTGATAGTTTATATCATAATAATATAATTGTTAAAAGATTAGTAAAATGTTCAAAAGAAAATATGTTATTTATGAATAAAAAATATAATACTGATTTAATTAGTTAAATCTAATTCTGTTTTTCTTTTCTTCTCATTATAATTATTAATACCACAAACAATTTCATTTATTGTTCCTTTATTAATATTACTTTCATTAATATTTAATCTATCACAAATTACATGGACTACATCAAAATCTGTTTTATATTTTTGTGATAAATCTCTAATCAATAAATATTTTTTATTATTATATTTTTCATAAACTAATTCTTTAAGTTTATGAATTTCGGCTTTCAACGTACTTATTTGGTTTTTACCAGTATTTAATTCATTTTGTAAGGAACTTATTTTTTCAGAATATTGTTTATTTTCATTAGATATTTTATCATAATCGTTTTGTTTCATCAATAAAGTTTTGAGTTGAGTATTTAACTGTAATATATCATTATTTAATGATTTCATTAATTTATTTTCTCTTTCAAAACCGTCTCTATTGATAGATGGATTATCATTAATTAATTCATTAGGTTTGATTTGTTGTGATTGATTAAATGAATTCATTAAACCTTGTCTAGCAATATTATCATTAGTATAAGTATTATAATTATTCATATAATTATAATATCAAAAAAATAAAATTATTAAAACATATTAAAATATTAAATTACTTTAAAGATTTTCTAGATTTTTTAGATCTTTTTTTATTAGATTTTCTTTTTAAGGATACACGGCGTTTAGATAAAGTTTTCCTAACTTTCTTGGATTTTCTAATAGATTTAGATCTAGATTTCTTTGATTTACTATTCAAACGTGATTTATTAGATCTTTTAAGTTTTCTAGATTTCTTTTTTCTTTTACCTCCACCATTCATATTAGATAATGGTTCGATCGTATTACCACCATCAAACTTAATACTATTAGGGTCTGTACCACCTGGAACAACGATAGGATTTCCAGCAACATATCCACTAGTCAAATTAAAATTATATCCAGCAGATTGAACCGCATTTGTACAACTAATAGCATTATTAACAGCATTACCACCCGATTCAGGTACTCCACCGTATTGTTCTGTAAAACTCATATTATATATTATATTAGATTTTTATTTTTTATTAATAATATCTAGTGGATTTAATTTAATATCTTTATTCATATTTTCTGGATTATATTGATATACTTTAACATTAGGATGTAATGCTTGAGCATATCCAGAATCAGAATTCATATCAAAATAATATCTAGTTATAGGAGTTCTTTTATCACAATCAAATTGTTTATTTAAATAATCATTATTAACAACCTCATAATAATATTCATTTCTATCCATTATATCTATATATTATATTTTATTTTCTAGATTTTCTTTTAGTATTTTTTTTAGATTTTCTTCTATTAGTTCTTTTTATTTTTCTAGGTTTTCTAGATTTTCTTTTATGAGTTTTTTTAGTTCTTTTATTTTTTTTTCTACATTTACCGCCCCCCGGAGGCCCGGCTGCAACTAAAACCCTATCCAAATGGCCCTTCGCGTCGTTGATTTGTTCCTGGGCTTTGGCTGCATGCGCGGTGACGTTGCCTATAGTTGTAGCAGCCTTCTCAAACAGTGTGCTTGCAGCACCCATACCTAGTGCTAATTCCGGTCCCAAAGCCAATTTGGCGACACCCATGATGCCCACCCCTCCCTTCTTATTTATATTTCTTTTCACCATATTATATTATACTATATATTATATTTTATTTTTGAATAATATATGATTTTTCCAATTTATTGTTTTCATCAAACATTTCTAAACGCAATTTACCTTTAGTACAAAATACTGTTCCAAATCCAAGAGTTTCAGCATGCCATACTAATTTAGACCCTTTTTTAACATTATCATAATTTAATTCATCATCATAAACTTTACCACCTGTACCGCATGTCACTACAGTTATTACTTTTTTACCTATTTTTGTTTCAATAATTTGTTTAGTATGATCATGACCATTCATATACATATCTATACCTAATCTAAATAATTTACGTAAATATTTATCTAATTCAGGGTCAGCATTACCATGGCCAGCTATACTAATAAAAGTATGATGGCCATATAATATTTTCCACGTAGATTTAGATTTTTTTATTGCTTTTACTATATATTTCATTTGCTCATTCTTAAGTGATTCGCTCATTAAATCTAAATTAGTATCTATAACGAAAAAATCTATTGTAGTATTACCGTGTCTTTTAGAATAAGTATAATAATTACTAGGTAAATACCATTTCTTACTTAGTTTTTGTGATTGAATTCCATATTCAATTTGATTATTAGAACAATTTCTAAAAAGTTGATCCATATAATTTCCATAATCATGATTTCCTAAACACATATAAAATATAATTTTATTAGGTATTTTTTTATATGGTTCTTCGAATTTTATTTTGAACTGGGGATCATTAATATTATAACACCCTGCTGGATATATATTATCACCTAATCCACAAATAAATTTTACATCATTTTTTTTTATATTTTTTATTAATGATTCTGCTACTTGTATTTGATCTAAATTACCGCTTCCCATATCACCTAATATTGAAAATATTATCATATAATATTATAAATAAATTAAAATACTTAAAAATATATTCATGATTTAATTATAATTATGGTAGCTATAGGAATTGATCTCGGAACAACTTACTCTTGTGTAGGCGTATGGAAAGATAATAGATGTGAAATAATTGCTAATGATCAAGGGAATAGGACTACCCCATCATTTGTTGCATTTACATCTGATGAACGTTTGATTGGTGATTCTGCTAAGAATCAGGCAAGCACTAATCCAGAAAATACTGTTTTTGATGCTAAAAGACTTATAGGTCGTGATTTTTCAGATAATGTAGTACAAAGTGAGATTAAATTATTTCCATTCGGAGTTTCTAATAAAGATAACAAAATTCATATTGATGTTGAATATAAGGGTGAAAAGAAATCATTCAAACCAGAAGAAATAAGTTCTATGGTTTTGATTAAAATGAAGGAAACTGCTGAAGCATATTTAGGTGAAACTATTACAGATGCTGTAGTAACGGTGCCTGCTTATTTTAACGACTCCCAAAGAAATTCTACCAAGGATGCTTGTCATATTGCTGGTTTAAACCCTTTACGTATCATTAATGAACCAACCGCAGCTGCTATCGCTTATGGATTAGATAAAAATAAAGATGAAGAACAAAATGTATTAATATTTGATATGGGTGGTGGTACATTTGATTGTTCTGTATTAACTATTGATGGAGGTATTTTTGAAGTAAAAAGCACAGCAGGTGATACTCATCTTGGTGGTGAAGATTTTGATAATCTAATGGTACAACATTTTGCTAATGAATTTAAAAAAAAATATAAATTGGATTTAATGGAATCTAAAAAATCTATTAGGAGACTAAAAACTGCTTGTGAACGCGCTAAGAGAACATTATCTTCTGGTAATACCGCAAGTATTGAATTAGATTCTCTATATGAAGGAATTGATTTTTTCACTACTATTAGCAGAGCAAAATTCGAATCATTATGTATGCATCTATTTCAAAAAGCAATGGAACCAGTACAAAAAGTAATTAGAGATTCTAAAATTTCTAAAAAGGATATTCATGAAGTAATCTTAGTAGGAGGATCCACACGTATTCCTAAGGTTCAAGAATTATTATCTAATTTTTTTAATGGTAAAGAACTATGTAAAAGTATTAATCCAGATGAAGCCGTTGCTTATGGAGCATCTGTACAAGCAGCGATTTTATCAGGGGATACAGAAAAAGGTGATAAAACAAGTGATTTACTATTATTAGATGTAGCACCTCTATCACTAGGTATTGAGACTGCCGGTGGTGTATTCACTCGTTTAATTGAAAGAAATACTACTATTCCTAGTAAAAAATCACAAACATTTTCTACATATGAAGATAACCAACCCGGTGTAAATATCCAAGTATTCGAAGGTGAACGCGCCATGACAAAAGATAATAATATATTAGGAAACTTTATGCTAGATGGTATCCCACCTGGTCCTAGAGGAACACCACAAATTGAAGTATCTTTTGATATTGATGCTGATGGTATCATGAATGTTTCCGCTGTTGAAAAAGGATCTGGTAAAACTCAAAATATTACTATTAAAAATGATGCAAATCGTTTAACAAAAGAAGATATTGAACGACTAGTAAAAGAAGCCGAAGAATTCAAAGACGATGATGAAAAAGTTAAACAGAAATTAGAATCTATTAATAGTTTTGAATCATTATTATATCAAACTAAATCATCTCTTGATAATAAAGAATTTTCTGAAAAATTATCTGAAGAGGATAGAGAAACTATTACAGAAGTTGTTACTGATAATGAAACATGGTTTAATGAAAATAGAGATAGTTGTACAAAAGAAGAAATTGATACAAAAGCAACGGATATGCAAACTAAATTAACACCTATTATGACTAAATTAATGCCTAAAGGTGAAGGTGGTATGCCCGATATGAGTGGTATGCCCGATATGAGTGGTATGCCCGATATGAGTGGTATGCCTGATATGAGTGGTATGCCCGATATGAGTGGTATGTCTGAACCATCAGTGCCTACTATTGATGAAGTGGATTAATATTTATATACTTTATTCAGTATATATTATTTTTTTTATTATGTTTTTTAAATTTGATTTATATTTAAAATTAAATATATATATATATATTATAATATGAAAGTCTTGCAATTTTTCACATATTTAATTACGGTTAATTCTCAACTAATGGGTACCCAAAAGGATCCATCTGGTAATGGATGTGTATTAGATGGTGGATATTCTTGGTGTCCTTCATTGAATAAATGTGTTCGTCCCTGGATTGAAACTTGTGTTGATATAGTTGCCCCTATAAATCATATAATGGAACCTGGACCTATTATTATTCATAGTAAAGATTGTTTAACCGAATGTCCTCCACCAGCACCTTGTCCTATGCCTTATTTATCTGATATTAAATTAAGTAATTGTAAATTAACAACCTTACAAGATTCTTGTGGATGCAATGTAGGTTGTCCTAATTATGATTGTTCAAATAATAATAATGATTTATCCACATGTTTAGTAAAATATAGAAATTCTCCACAAATGCCTGGTTCATTTGTACCACAATGTGATGAAAATGGTGATTATAAATCAATGCAATGCCACGGTTCGATTGGATCATGTTGGTGTTCTGATAATAAAGGTCGTGAAATTGATAATACAAGAACTATGTGTCGTGGTAATTGTAATTTAAATGAACAAATTTGTGATACAATTAAAGATAAACATATATGTAATACTGATGATGATTGTCATAAAGATCAATTTTGTAGAATAACATCTAGTGTTAATGAAGATACACATCCTATGATGTTAGGAGGTAGAAGATTACAAAATATTAATCATATTTCAGTATGTGTTGATAAATCTGATGAAGGTGATTCATGTGGCGGATATACTATGCCTGAATATATCAGTAGATGTAAAGATGATTTAGAATGTGCTAATACAATGGGACCCATGATTGCCGATGCTCCAGGAACTTGCTCAAAATCATGTTTACAAAATCAAACTAGAAATGATTATGGTAAATGTATTAGTAAAATTCCTGATAATTGTGCTTCTTGGTATGATGGATGTAATACTTGTTCTGTTAATAATGGTAAACCTGGTGCGTGTACATTAATGTATTGTTTTATAAATAATGAAGCTAAATGTACTTCATATTATAAAAATAATTTAAATATAAATGATATATGTTATAGATTTTGTGAAGATAATTCCCAACCAAATATAGATAATAAAAGAGGGTGTCCAGGTATTACTAAATGTACATCCTCATTTAATGAAAATTCAGTATCAATGATTGCTTATGATTCCTGTGATGATAGAGCATGGACTTGTCAAAATCCTTATCACTAATTAATTATATTTATATCTAATCCTATAATATCTCTAAAACCTAAATAATTATCATTATTACATTCAACCGGTGTAATATGGTGATATAATTTTTTATCATTTTGAAAAATAAACTCTTTCTCTTTTAAAATATGTTCATCTATAATATTTTTATCTAAATCATAAATTTTTGATATTCCTCCTTTTAAATTAATATGATTAATTACTAATGCTGATATAATATAATCTGCTCCATCTTGATGAATACCTTCAGGTGAATTTTCTGAAACTATATTAGGATAACATATTTGTCTGACTTGATGTATAGATATATTTAATTTTTTAATATCTTCTATACTTTGTATTAAAGAACTTATTTTATAAATTAATGAAACCATAAAGTGTGAATATAATATTTTATCATCTATGAGTGAAAATTTACGAGGATCACTTCTATTATCTTCTACTTGTTGTTTAAAAATATTAATATGATGATTATATTTTATATTATATTTTTTTTTATTTTCCATGTCAATATCAATATTAAAAAATTTCCTTAATCTTGTAGGAGGTCCTTTATTATTATTATGATATTTATCTATTTGTAACATTTTAAAACTATCTTTAATAATATTTAAATCAATATAATTAACATTTAATGAGTTAATATCAGATATAATATAATTATTAAATTTTTTATAAATATTAGGTTTTATTATTTTATTCATTTAATTAATATATTTAAAATGATTTTAAATATATTAATTAATAATGGATACTTATTTAAACCAATTAGATAATCATCAAGATTGGAAAACAATCATAATAAAAAACCCTAAACAAAATGTTAAGAATACTAAAAAAAAGATAAATAATACTAATATTAAGAAAATTTCAATCGAAAATAAAGCTGATAATGATGAACTCAAACATAAACAACTTTCTACTGATTTAAGAATATCTATCCAAAAAGCACGTTGTTCTAAAAATCTTACGCAAAAAGAATTAGCACAAAAAATAAATGTATCACATCAAATCATATCAGATATAGAATCAGGTAAAGCAATTTATAATGAACAACATATTAATAAATTAAAAAGATTTTTACAATTACATAAATAATTAAATTTATATACATTCTATATATAAAATTATATACGGATAACAGTTTTTTTTTTTTTTTTTTCAAAT